GCGTCTCTATACATAGGATCGGTTGGAAGATCATTGCTTTTTATAACTTTATATGGTTGACCTGGTTTCAAAACCCTGCCAACAACTTCTTGGACAGTAAGTCTGTGATCAGGATGAACATTAATCACAGCAACTCCACCATCTTCTTTTCTAAAAATAATTACTTCATCTTGTTGTAAAACTGTCATAATAACCTCTTATCTGATAATTGCAACTGAAACACGTGGAGAATCCATGTATAGAAGAGCATCCCACCACCAGCCGCTGACTAATCTGAATTTTACGCTTGTCGTAGTTCTTTCATAAACATCGATGTAACCAGCGCCTCTATAATAATTCCATGGCCAAATAGTGCGATCAATATCTGCAGTCGCAATAACTGCATAGTTAATATCTGGCATTGGTGTATTGAAAATCAATTCAAAGTCTCCCAACCCTCTATCAACAATAATTGGCCACCACCACCACCACCAATACCAAACCACTCTTCCTGCTCTTCCATCAAACGTTCCCCATGCACGAACACCATAAATTGGAGCAGGAGTTCCGAATCCAGCGTCAAGATATACTTGATTGGCATAAAGATTGTTAGCATTGACGTTACTGCTAGCTTTGATACTAACAGTATTTACCCATCCATTGCCATTAACATAAACAGAAGTATTACCATTTAACTGGGCTTCTGTTTTACCATATGCATATGTAGCATTATTTGATGTTAATCTAGCAACATTTGGAGCTAGCAAAGAAGTTTCAACATATCTAGCCAAATTGGCAGTTAACATATTGCTATTTACAACATATTGTGATGGAGTCTCATAAACATAAAGAGTATTACCAGAAGTCTGAGTAGCAAGCCAAGAAGTATTAACAAACACACCAGAACCATTAGCAACTAATCCAGTTTGAGCGCTGACAAAAGTTCCATGACCATTAGAAATTAAACAATTGTTTGCTCTAATCTGGACAGCGCTGTTGACATTAAATTGCGAAGGATCGACATGCAATCCAGAAGAATTAGCAACAAGACCAGTGTTAGCTTTAACAAACACACCATGTGAGTTTGAAACTATACCATTATTAGCATCGATATATGAAGCAACATTAGCACGTAATTTTGCAACATTTGCCGCTAATTTAGAAGTCTCAACATATCTCTCGAGGTTTGCTGATAGAGTTACTGAATTAACAACTTCCGCTGCAGGAGTAGTATCAACATATAATGTGTTGTTTGCAGTGGCGGAATAAAAACTAGCATTCATAGTCGCATTGGTATAACCATTGCCAACATATATTGTCTGAGCAGACATTGCTCCTTCTACTCTTAGTTTTTCTGTTGGAGCGTCGTTTGCTATACCGATATTTCCATTAGCAGAAATTAAGACCCTATTATGTTCTTCGTCGTCGCCATAAGTTCTTAGTATAATATGATTATCGTCAAGAGTTGTTACAATAATAGGAGCATTTAATACTCCTTTAACCTTAGACGCAGTTATTGTATTGGTTACAACTGCAGTAGAGTTAACATATGTATAAACTGAAGTATTACCAACATTAATGTTTCCTGGTGTAACATAGACGTTACTGACCGACGAAGCATTACCAACTGTAAGGCTGCTAGCAATAATAGCAGAATTGTATAATTCTTCGAAATTGGCGTTGATTTTAACCATGGCGTCACGAATTGGATCGCCAGTTTTATCGTTTGCTATAGCGCCTACGTTAACGACTTCTCTTGACACTTTTAGAATCCTTTTGTAGTTTTATAACTATTTATAAGTGTTTTGTATATAGAAACACAAAGTGAGTTTCTGCAGGACTATATGTTCTTGATTCTACCAGGTCAACATTTGAACCGCCATAAGTTTCAGAGAAAGCAATATGAGTAGAATTAGAGAACGAAATATAATAGTAAGTATTTCCTACTAGATTATTGATAGCAGTTCCTCCAGTTGGAACTTGGTAATACACATAATCATTATTTTCGAAATAATTTTCAGAATTATCTATTGCGACTACATTAAGCGAACTATTGACCATTAATGTATTCGCCTTGATAGGAGCAGAGGCAATATTATATAATTGTTTAGTCACAACAAATATTGAATGACTCTGACCTGGATCATTAGTTCTAGATTCAGTAAGATTGATATTCGCTCCATTCTGACTCTTAGAGAGCGCAATATAACTTGAATTAGCAAACGAAATAAAGTAATAAGAATTAGCAGTCAATCCGCCAATTGCAGTTCCTCCACTTGGAACTTGATAATATATCAGATCGTTCAATCCATAAGTATTGGAAGTATTATTGATTTTAATAATTTCACTAGTATTACTTACTCCATTAGTATTAGCATATATCGTTGATGAGTCTGTAGCATCAACATTATAGAATTCATTGTCTGAATATGTAGTAACAGTATCAGAAGTCAAACTTACAAGTTCGTCTGTTATTTGAATTGTAAACCCATAATCATTGTCATACAATACTTGAATAGGAGAATCTTTAATAACTTCCAAAGCATATTTGCCAAACATTTCTGAGCCAGAAGGATGGAATGTATTGTATAGAATATTTTTATATGTTTGTAGGGTTAAAGGAATTCTTACTTCATAAGAATAATCTTGATAATAGTAACTATCCTGAATATGTTTATCTGAGTTTAAGAAACCTCTTGTGGTGGTCCAGAATCCTTTTCCATCTCCAATAGATTTTTTCTTTACTCTTCCAGTCACCAAGCTAAAAGTATTATACTCTTTGACAGTTGTGGTCAACAAGGCTCCAGTTCCATTTTTACTTTTAACAGTAATTTTTGGAATATTAGTATATCCAGATCCAGTATATGTTAATGTCGTGTTTGATATAGAGCCATTAGCATAAGTGGTAATATATCCTTTTGCCGGAGACACAGAACTTTCGCTGCCTCCTGAGAAAATCATGAGGTCTCCATTCGAATAACCAGAGCCTCTATCTATAACAGTTGGAGTGTTTAATGAACCATATCTATATGCTTGAACAAGCTCACCATCAACATATCCTTTTCCAGAATTCACTACTTTAGTTGTCCCTACCAAAGTATTTCCGAAACTAGGCTCTCCAGAAACTATTTCATTTTTACCATTAATAGTTCCATCTGTTCTATACATATTTGGTTCATATAAAGCAAATTGAGATGGCATGATAACAGATGATACTTTGTATCTAGCAGAAGCAGTAGAGTTTACAGTCGGCAATCCATACAAAGTCAATTCTGTATCGCTTACTACTTCTCGTATCACAATATATTCTTTGGTGCTAACCAAAGAAGAATTAGCTTGGATTACTATTATATCATTATTAACAAAGTGTTTAGCAAATTCTGTATCAACACCAGTTACTGTATAACTGGCTGTATTATATGAAACATTACCAGTTAAGAAACCTGAATCTGTCGAAGATCTAACAAACAAATCTGCTGGATACTGATAACCATTACCAGTTCTTACATCATCAAGACTAGCAATAGAACCAAATTCTGCATTTGTGTATGCGAACGCCACTCCTATGTTACTTGATAGATTGGCAGAAGCGTTTTTAGGAAATCCATAAGAAGCGGCATTTATTGTCAAATACATATAATCGCAGATTAAATCTGTATTATATTGATATTCTTGTATGTTGCCTATAGCTTGTATTCTGAAAGAAGCTCCTTGGCCACTAACATCTGATGGATCTTTATACAAAAACGTTCTTGAATTTGCTAAGAAACCAAAACCAGGATTTTGTATTTCAATTGAAAGCTGACCTTCTCCTCTTGCAAGAGAAGTAACTTTCACTATACCATCAACGCCATAAGATTTAATCTCAGAATTGAATGGGTCTTTATAAACTATTTTTAATAAATCGCCAACTTGGAAACCTTGACCTCCATTAAGAATATCAATTCTTGCTAAAGAACCCACAATGTTTGGAGACTTAGCTAGAGCATCAAAATCGCCAAGCTCTGTTTCTAATACAACTTTTTCGCCAATAATAAATTCGGCTCCAGTTGGTTGGATATTAGAAATATAAAGAATATCAACTATATCATTATGATATGATTCTCTTACATAATTTTCAACAACTGCTTTGGTTCCAGAAGTGGTTCCTACAATAATTTTACCAAAAAATTCTTTGGTCTTTGGTGCTGCAGAAACTTCTAGATATCTTGGTTGTTTCCAAGTACCATCAGAAACTTTGAGCATATCTGTGCTTGGAAGATATATCTTTACGTCTTCATCGTAGATAAGTTTGAATAACAGACGATAACACTGTATAGTTCCTTTAGAACGATAAACGTCAAGGATGTGCTTTAGAAGAAACCTCTTGTTTGAAATAATGTTGAATGGAATACCATACAGATATTTCTTCTGAAAGTATTCCAAAAAGTCTTCAACAGTATTATCAATGTCTCTGTAATCTAACAGACTTCTTGATTCATGAACCGGATTTCCAGACTGTTCCATCCATTCATAATACGCTTTCATGAATAGAGTAAAGTTCTCTCCTTCTTCTCTATAGAAAGAAGGAAATTGACTTTGGACAAAATTTGATATAAATTTTTCGTATGAAAATTCCATTACTTAACAGTCTCTATGATATCTACATTAATGTCTCTGGCTTCTAACATGATAACCATATTTTTGTTGGCAATAACATCTTTTTCTGCAGGAGTCAAATGTAATTCAATTGCATTATTATCATAATTTACTTTCAAATTACGGATAGTAACACGGCCTGCAGGACCATTAGCACTAGTTCCGTAACAAATGTTACCAATATCAGATTTGATTAATAATTTTTTGTTATTTACTGTATGATAAACATTAATTCTACCAAACAATGGAGTAGCAGCAATTGGCTCGTCTTCTAGAAATGCTCTTTCGTATTCAATTCCTTTTTCATCAACATAAGTGAACAAAATGCTATTGCATACTCTTTCATCTGGAAACACTAGTCCATCATATATTCCTTCAAGCTCCGGAGCATTGTTATAATCAATAGAATATGATGTGGCAAAATATGGAAGAGGAGAAATTCTCTTAATTATTTTAACTTTAGTGTTATTACTGGTGATAGCAGAATTAACTTCATCAATGTGAGATACGAATTTGCTGTATCTAAAATCTGCTCCAAACTTCTGTAGATGAGAAGAAGAGAAAGTTAACATATTAGCTACGACATCGTTTCTGATGTCTGATGATGTTTTAATCGTTGCAGCTTTATTATACTGCACTACAGAAGTAACGTCAAGGTAAAAATACTGCGGTTCAGAAATAATTACTCTATTTGGTAGAGCAATATAATCTTTTAAATATTCTGAAATTTGATCTTTTAAGTAATCTGGAGCGATCGTTGAATTTACAGGTTTTACGCAGACAACAACTCTACCATATTGTTTTGGTTCTAATTCTTGACCGCCATATATAACAACGTCATCAATCTGTCCACCAAATTTGGATAAGATTAATGAAGAATAATCATCAGAAGAAACTGCTCTCTGCTGTGTAGCAAAATATCTAGGGGCTTTAAATCTTACTGATTCAATATTTTCTTGATTGGCTCCATTCAAAGATCCGGTGACAGTATTCACAACTTCTACTATTAATGTTCCACCAGAAGGTGTTCCTATAATATCAATCAATGCGAATTTTTCAACTCCATTACCATCTATTCCATTTGTTACAATATATTCAACAGTGATTGTAGCACCATTTAAAGGTTTTCTACCAAACAGACCGTCACCAAAAACAATTTCGTATTGATTGTTTTCACAACCCTGTAAGAAGAACACAGCAGACTGAGAATCCAATCCAAACAAAGTTTCAGCTTTATTAAAGACAGTGGTATTAGCACCATTGTTTTCTATGACATTTACTTCAATTGTGCTTATGTCAATATTTTGATTTGATAATACAAATCTTTGATTCTCAGTTTCATAATTAACGACATAAGAATCTTTAAAATATGCTCCTTCAAAGATTTGTAAATTTTCAATAGAGAATGTAGAATTTGGGGAAAGATAGGTCTGATTTTCTCTAGTAACAAACGTATAGCTACTATTAGAGTTATAACCAAAAAATTTAGTTCCCTTTGGTATTGACAATCTACCATTTAGTTCGCCAGTTATATCTTCAGCAATAAAAGAAACATTGGCAACTGACGCCGCTGCAGATCGAGGAACGTAGTTTAGTTCTTTAGCGTGCGATACAATAGAATCAAATTTTTGAGAAGAATCCAGAAACATTTCAGAAGCTATCATATTCAAATAAAATGCATTCAAATATGTGTTGTATGACATAACATCCAAAAGGACGTTCATGTTTGAACCATCAAAATTATAATCTTTGAATACTGACTGAGATTTCAGAAATTCTTTAAAATTCGCCTTCTGTATATTAAAATCCAGAGAGCTTAGTATTAATGAACTGTTGGCCATTTAGCGAACTCTTTTTAGTATAGTAATTGTTATAGGATCTGGATTATTTATTAGATTATACACTATTGTTATTTCAATAGCATGCTCTTCTTCGTCAACAGTTTCTACAGTAACTTGCTGCAGCTGTGCTCTTGGCTCATTGTTGATGATGACTTGACGAATATTCAATTCAAGCGCATCCATTATTTCTTGACCATTCAGTTCGAACAAAGTAGCGTTTATGTTGCCACCAATAGTTGGTTGAAATAATCTTTCGCCAAGATTGGTTTTAATAAGATTTCTGATAGACTGGTTGACAGCTTTTTCATTGGTTACTCTGGCAACGTCATTACCATATGGAGTCATGTTGAAATTGTCCAGAAAATCCGAAAAGAATTCCTGTTGTCTGACTGTTCCTGTTAAATGGTCTGCTCTTTTTAATGCCATTTTTCTTTCTCTTATATTATTTTGACAAAACTTGAACCTGTGCTGGCTTTGGGATTACAATGTTCTCCTCCAGCAACTGGACACAGGTTATCTTGATAAGCATTATCGTTGACTACAATAACTTTTTTTCCACCAATTTTAACAAAAGACTTAGAAGCAATCAAGGCTCCCTCACCATGAGTGTTTTTATCTCCTTCAACAGCCCATAGTTTATTTGCAATTTTGACAAAAGATTGTCCAGTGACAACAGTAGTTGCTCCACAAGATCTTTGGTCGTCTTGTCTATGCGCTTCCATTTAACCCTGCTCGAATTCTATTGAAGGTGACTTAATCTTGATCGAGCCACTTTCGATTGTAATAGTTGAAGAACCAACTTTTAACACAATTTTAGTATCTGATGTTATCGTAGAATCGCTTTTAGAATTTGCTTGGATTGCGTCACCAGAAATAAGTTTAAATATCCCACCAGTTTCAATTTTACCTTTTTCTTTTATGTAATTGTCCCAGTTCTGACCCACATATGAAGAAGAATCTTTCTGTATCACCGTAACATCGTTTTTTTCTCCCATATAAACTCTGTCACCTTCTCCATGGATAAAATAATCTTTACCAATTTTTTTTCTATATGTTCCTTTATGAGAAGAGTCACGAGTTCCATCAGAACCACCAGGAGTCAAATCAGTTTTTGACGCCGCCATATGAATTGATTGTTCTTTTGCTGCATGAATAGCATTTTTACCAGAAATCCTTGCATTATCTCCAGCCGATTCGTTTCGATATGTTCCTTCAGCATTATAATCAATATGACTGTCGCTATGATTAGAAACACCACCACCAGTATAATTTCTCAATTCCCCGACAGTTAAATTATGATTTATTTCTTTGTCATCATCATCTGCTTCCGTTACTTTATAGCTACAGCTTGAATGCAATTCTTCATGATAATATTTCTTATGATCTTCTGGGTCGTCATAAAACATTGTATGACCACCCGTTTTTTTACGATCAACATGAGTGTAATACCACTTAGGTTCAACTTTCTTTTCGCAAACCTTGCTCTTAGGAGCTTTCTTATTATGTCTTTTCTCAGTCATTGTGTTTCCTGGATTGCTAATAGAGTTAACAGCTCTTCTAAGGTTTTCATACCATTATTAGATACTCCACCGCCATTATATTCTCCCAAACCAGCAGTTGGGAATCCGCTGCCTGCTCCTCCTCCGCCACCAGAAGATCCGCCGCCGAAACCACCACCAGTTCCAAAACTTCCTCCCATAGATCCCTGAGCGCCTCCACCACCAGACATAAAGCCGCCCATAATGCCTTGTATTCCTCCAAACATTCCACCAATTCCGCCTAATCCTCCCATACTTCCGCCAAGCATAGACTGAAGAGGATTACCACCACCAAGAGCTTGTTTTGACAATTCAAATAATTGGTTATTGAAACCCATGTCTTTTTGGAATTGCTGCATAACATTTTGTATATCGCCTTGATTCAAAACAGATTTAGGTAATTGTTCTTGTTGTAATTTTTGCATAAGCTGTTGTAACATTCCTCCAAGCATTCCGGCCATATTATTTCCACCAGAACCTCCTGCTTGCTGGTTATTCATATTATTACCAGCATTATTACCCATATTTAAATCCATGGTATTCAGTTCGATATTATAAGATTGTTTAATCAAAATATCATTTAGAATCGTTGCAGTAAGAATCTCAACATATTTTCTTTGTTCATAATCTCCAATTGTTACAAAATATGGTTCTAGATCTTCTGCAATTTCTCTTTCAGAAATAGAATATATTTCTTCGGATGGATTAGTAAAGACATAAGATTTTGGTTCTCTCATCGTATAAACGTAAGTAGTATAATCTGGACTTTGCCATGTTATATAACCAGGATATGGATCGTCAGCAGGGTTAAGATAATACACTTTGTAATAATAATCTGGAACATCCTCTTTTTTAACAAGAGGACTTGGAACTTTTAAACCAAACACAACCTGTTCATAAGTTGATATTGGTATGTTTAACGGACCAAAATATAAAGCAGCTTTTATCAAATTGGCGATAGAATTTTTAACTATGTTTCTAAAAATTGGATTAATGTTATAAATCTGATTGTTTTTTAAAGCAGTAAGCATCACATATATTACTGATTCGAATCCATGTTTTCTAACAAGAATACAAAGAGCTCCTGTTAAAGAGTCTTGCATAACAGACACAACTCCAGATGGTAAAGACGAAGGAGCTTGTTGCTGTTGACCACCACCTCCTCCGCCACCCATACCTGAACCCATACTAAGGATGCTTTGCATTTGTTGAAGCTGTTTAAACAGTTGTGGTAGAACTTGTGCTTTTTGTTG